GCAAAATCTGCAAAAGCAAAACCAAAACCACCTGCAAAGAAGAGTGGAGGCAACCCATGGATAGCGCATGTGAAAGCACAAGCAAAGAAACTTAAAATTGATTACAGAACGGCACTTAAAGACCCACGAGTAAAAAAATCTTATAAGTCTAAATCTAAATCTAAAAAATAATTAATAATTCAATAATTCAAAAAATTTTTAAATAATATATTATATATATTATATAAAATGAGTAAAGGACTTCAAGATTACCAACGTGCAATACAAGGCTTGCAAACCAGTAAAGACTCCGTGCAATCATATATAGATAATTATGACTCTAATTTTTTTCAGAACTGGCGAGACAACATGCCTGGTCCTGCAAAAGATATCGTTGGGTCGGTTGGAAAAGTAGTAGATGAATTTGATTCAGCTTATTTAGGCAGTAAAGTATTACATGCAACTTATAAAGGATTGAAAAGCAAACTTACTAAAAAAGGTGATGACCCTGGGGACGAAGAAGGTAAAGCCGAAAAGACAGAAGATAATACAGGAGAAGAAGAAGACAACCCTGCACCTGATGTAGAAGATACGCCTGAAGGAAGTAGTGGTGCTGTTAATACTGAAAATGTAAGTGTTCCAAAAGAGAGTGTCGCATCTTCAGAACCTGATGAGCCTTCGGCTGAAGTTGGTGGAGAACCTGATGCAACCGAAGCAACGGCTACACTTAAAACACCTGATGAAGATACAAGACTTTTTGATAATCTTAATGATGCACCTGAGCCTACGACTGAAAATTTTGGATTAGGTGAAGGCGCTGATGCTAATACTTATAGTTTAGTAGCCCCTGAAGATTTAAGTTCAAGTGATGCTATATTAGGAGGTGCAAATAATGCTTATACTGGTTCTATTAAAGGTTTTAATTCTTCTTTTGATACACCTGATGAATTTGACCTGCCAAGCGGATTAGGTGATTCGTCATTATTCGGTCAAAGTGAAAGCACAGCCGTCAGACTCGCCAATAATAATTTAATCGGTGGCGGAGGTAGAGCTGGTCCTGAAATTTTAGGAGAACAAACAGGAGGAGGTTTTGGTCCTCTTGATGACCCTTTATCTATACCAAAAATACAAACACAAGGTCTATCATCAGAACAAGAAGCACTCCAATTATTTCCAAAAGAAAGACCACCTGCTGAATCACAAGATGCTCCAAGCGGAACACAACCAAGCGAAGCTCCAACACAACAAGGACCTGATACATCTACAGGCACACAGGGAAAACCAAACGTATCAGACAATACAGGTGATGCAGATGGAGATATGGTAAATCAAGGTGATAGATTAAAAAGTCTTGCAGATGGTGATGATGTTTCACCAAGTTCATTATTAGAACAAGGTAAATCATTAGCACAAGGGGCAGGTGATGATGCAGGTTCCTTTTTGAGTGGAGTTGGTGATGCACTATCAACAGGATTGGATGTTGCCTCAGCAGCGACAGACGCAGCGCTTGGAGCGGTTGGGGCCGTAGCCGATACTCTTGGCCCTATTGGATTAATAGCAGGTTTAGGTATAGGTTTGTATGAAGCATTTAAGCCACCACCAAAGAAAAAGGCTCCCCCTCCCACACCACAAATTACAACGTTTGCAAGTAAAGGAGAAATGGTATTACCGAGTTATGATAGTGTAGTAGATGCACCAGCCAGTTCAACGGCATTCTAAGTTGCAGATTTATGCAATTCTATATATATATTATTTTGCATAAATCTGCAACTCAAATTATATATAATTTCTAAAATTTTTTGTAAATTACAATTGTAATTATTAGTTTAGTAAATTAATAATAAAAATTTAATTGAAAATTTAAATAAAATAATTTTTTATTTTATTTTATTTTATCTATATATATAAAAATGTTTAAGGCGAACTCTGAAACTTCATTTGTCCCAAGCAAGACAATTTCCATAAAACCTGAGGCTCAGGTTGATTACAACCCAAAAACTCAAAACCAAATTAGATTTCTTGTTCCTCAATATGTAGGATTTTTTGACCCACGCTCAACTACTATGAAATTTAATTTTGTCATGTCAGGCAGAGGTCATCCCAAGCCTGATGCTCGTGCAGGTATTCATTCAATATATAGAGATTTAAGAGTGCGAGATGGTATGGCCTCTGCTGAATTAGAGTCAGTGCAAGATTCTAATGTTTTAAGTGCAACATGGTGGGATTACACCTCTAACGAAAGTATTAACCACAAACGTGATTTGTTTGAGGGAAGAAGCGCAAATACGAATTTAGGAGAACAACTTTACTATGCCCCACCGAGCGATTGGTCGGCTGGGTTGGTCTCTACTACTCATAGTCGTAAGACACTTGAAATTAACCATCCTATTCATAACAGCGACTTGCTCGGAGGCTCTAAGGTTGTTCCTGTTATTAGCATGAAAGGATTAAGATTTGAACTTACCCTTGATAAAGTTGGTAGAAGTGTTGTTCATAATAGCACTCGTGGTAGTAATGTTGCTGGTAAGTTTTGTGAAAGTAAAACTGCTAAAGCCGATACTGATGATAGTAAATCTGCTATATCCTCTGAATTTACTATTGGTATAAAATCTACAGGTCTTACAAGTGGTGTTGCTGTTAATCGTAATAATAGCCCATCTAATAATAATCCTTTTGATATTGGTGATAGAATATATGCTTCTGATAATAGTGATGGAGCAAGCGAAGAATCTTTAGGTGTTATTGTTAGTTTTACAAAAGATTCCGATGGAGATTTACAAATTTCTTATATACCTGATAGAGCAACGAGTGCCTCCCTTACCAGCGCACATCCTATTGGTTCAAGAGTATTCTTTAAGAGTAATGATAGATTGAATGGTGCTGTTGTTAGTAATGTTCCAGCCGCACAGATTACCGCCGCAGGTGAAAGCACTTCTTATACTATTTCTAATATTGAACTTCTACTCCAACAAGTCCAACCTCCCATGCAGTATGTTAAGGCTATGCAGGGTGCTATGAGTTCTTCACAGGGATTGACACTTCAACTAAAAAATTATCAACTATATAGATTCAATCTTACCACACAAAATGGTATTACTAACCAACTTATTCCTGCGACGCAGAGACAGGCATTGTCAATTATGTCTGTTCCTCTTTCAGTTTCAGAGCAAAATGTTTTAGAACATAGTGCTTTTCAAGGACAGACTGACGGAGTCCAAAGCTCACAATATGTGTATGGTTCTCAACTAATCCCTGATAGACCTTTAGAGCTGGCGAGGTATAATCAAAGTCCAGCAAGAACCGAAGCACTCCATCTTAATCAAGTAGAAGATGCCCTGATTAATGCTGGATATAGTGTCCGTAATCTTTTACGTGTTCCTGATAGATTTTTATTGGCACGAGGATTTAGTAAATACAACCAAGTATTTGATTTGAGTGGTGATACATTGTCGCTACGTGTTGAATATGAGGGCGCAACGAAAGAAAAACTCTTTAATCATTATGTGGTTTATTACAAGAGAGTGAATATTTCAAGTAAAGGTATTCAGGTTGCCGCATAAATTTAATTAATTGAAATTAATTAAAATTAGTATTTTAATCTTATTTATAATTTTTAAAAATTAAAAATAAAAAATTTTTTATATAATATTATATTATATAAAAATGACTACGATTGTTGAAATTGAACGAGCGGAAATTAACCCACTCAATCCCCCAGCGAATAATTCTTATAGTTTTCAAGAAGGCTTCCCTATTATTCAATTTATGATACCTAACCAAGCGAAATTTTTAGATGGCTCTTCACTAAGATTAAACGGAGTTTTAAGAGTAAATACAAATACTTCTACCGAAGCGACGCCTGTTTTAGTAGATAATGGAAATAACAAAAGTGTAAGTGCAAGCGCTAATGGATGTTTAAGTAGCCGTGTTGGTGTCCCATCATGTATAGAGCAAATAACTCTGTCCTCGGCTGCTGGCAATCAGAGTTTAGAGACGATAAGGTCATATGGACGCTATTTAGCCTCTACTCAATCTATTACTCACTCGCAAGAAGATTTTGATACAAACTTGCAGATTGAATCTCTTACAGCAAGTAGAAAGATGAATGGTGCATTAGGTGTGAATAATGATGCATCTTTTTGTATTCCTCTTCGCACTGGTCTTCTTTCAGGAGGTCAGCCAATACCAATTGGAACTAATGGTGTTCGTGGTATGATGCTGGAGTTGAGACTTGCACCTGACGCTCAGGTTCTTTCAGGATTTACTGATAATACAGGAGCAAGTAAAAATGATGCTAATACAGGAAATGGTTTTTTCTTTCAGCTCCGAGATTTAACTTTATCTTATAATCTCATGGTTCCTGATAGCGATACAGCCCAAAAAATGAGTGTTGCATCAACTGGAGCGCTTATGTATAACTCTATCACTCATCTTTACTCTGTTATTAATTCAAGTGATAATACACAGAATTATAATTTAGGAACAGGTCAAACTCTTTCTGTATTTCACAACTTTCTTCCTACGTCCCATCTTAATAATTATCTTCAGGATGGTTTCTCTACTCCAAGACTTAAAAATATTCAGGGCGGAACTTATAGTGCAGAAGCAAATATTAAGAGAGTTTCATTTCTTAAAGGTGGCGTTCTTTCTCCTATTGAGAATGAGATTGATGTTGAAACTGCATCTGATAGTGATAGGCCAATGTCCGAACTTACTATTAACTTTATAGATAGTATTAAGCCATTCTCCAAATACAATCACTCTCTTATTTCACTTAATACGGAAAGGGATTTATCTACGGATGTGAATGCTCTTACTGGTGAAGACCCTGTGGGCGATACCAGTGGATTTACACAGGCAGACCAAGATGAAGTCTTTGGTATAGGTGTGGCAGAAGATAAATATAGAGTTGGTAGTGATTTTAAGAATACTAACTATGGATTGAGGATTGTATCAGATTTAGACGGACAATCTCCTAACTCTGTATTTACATATGTCATGGCTAAAAATACTCTTCAGTATTCTCCACAGGGAATTCAGGTTATGGCTTAATTGCAAATTTATGCAATTCTACGCTTAATATAATTAAGTATTATTTTGCATAAATCTGCAACAATTAATTAAATTTTTTATTTTTTTTTTATAATATTATAATATATTATAAAAATGAGTTCTCAATTACCTGATGTGCTAAATGTTAAGCCTTTAAACTTCTCGGAAAGTATGAGTATAGATACAAACATACTTGACCCTATCATAGTAAATAACAATTCTGCAAGATTTGTCCTTGAAAGAAAAGGCATTCTTGATGTCGGTTCTGTTTTCACCTTTTCCGTCCATCCTGTTGCTGCTGGCGATGCTAAATGCTTTTTACCTGTCAAAACTGGAATCCATGCCGTAATTAAAAAAGCTGTTTTAAAAGTCGGAGCAAAAACTCTTGCTACTTCTGATGAATATGCAACTTATCAAACTATGAAACGTTCCTTTAAGACCAATGAGGAAAAAGAACAAAAAGATTTAGTAAAAATCGGTTCAAGTGATGTCATGCAACCTGATAATCAGGGGACAGGTAAATATCAGATGAAGTCTGCTGTGTATTCTGCCGCTGCTGTTTCTCTTGATGACCCCTCTGTTAGATTGAGACATTCTACTACTGAGTGTCCTGTCTTTCAGATTAGATTATCTGAATTATTCCCTATGATGCGCTCGGTTCAGATGCCTCTTCAGTTCATCAATGATGATGTAAGTATTGAAATTACTTTTAATACTCAATCTTCATCACAAACAGGAATTATCGCAAATTTTGAAAGTGGTTATTCAGGAGATACAAGTATGAGTGTAGGAACACAAAATGTTAAGTTTCTTGCTAATTATTTGAATTATAGTAGTGAGCGTATGGGCGGTGTGGCGAGTCAAGTATTATCCGCACAAGGCCTGGTGATGCCATATGAAGACCTTATACTCACTTCTACTTCTGTCCCTGCGCTTACTTCTGCTCCTACTGGAACTGACGTAGTTAAGCAGGACGTTATTAGAGATATTGGTGTGAGTGGTAAGAGTGTTAGGTCTATTCTCGTGCATAATCATAAAACCACTAATGCTTTGATGGGTAAGTATTCAAGTGAAGCTTTTAATGTTCCTGAAGAATACAATTTTAGGATTAATGATAAAAGGGTGTATGCAAGAAATATTGTTAATGAAGCAAGAAAAGCTAATCAGTTAAAGGATGTATTTTCGGTGGGTATTAATTGTTTGGCCTCTGAATATTCTAACGACCCTCTTACTAATAAACAAGCAGCAAATCAACCTGTCAATAACGAAGTGATAAGCGCTAATACTTTCCACGGACATGCTATGTCATTGCTTCAGGGTTCTATGCATTTTACAGGTGTTGATTTATCTACATCTCCAATGCAACAGATGGGAGCAGGAACAATGGTGGGACAGAAACCGATAGAGCATATCCTTCAGTTCAATAGAACCGCACAGAATAATAGTGCAAGAACTTTGAAATACTATTCTATGGTTGAACGTCTATTTACTATTAAAGGAGGTCAAGTATTAGTATCTGCATAAAAAAATGATTTAAAAAAATATCTAATTATATTAAGTAGATATGCCAAGAGGATTAGGAAATACTAATAAAAACTTTAAATACGAAGTGAAATTCAGAACTAATGAATTTGGAAAAGATACAGCAAAATATACGAGCTATAATCACATGAGATTGGATTTAAATATACCACGAAGTAGTATTTATTTCTTTTTACAAGATGGAGATGGTGCAAGAAAAAGAATTAATAAGGATAATGGTAAATGGAGTGCTATTGAAAGTATAAGCTTAATAAATTAATTAATAATAATAATTATTATTAATTAACTAAAATCCTTCTCTGTTTTGTGGTCTATAACTATTTTTACACTCTTCTTATTTAAACATACATCTCCGTGAGGGCATCTATCCGCTACTCTTGTTTTCCAATCACATCCGCTTCCATGTCGGTGTATATTGGCCTCTAAATACTTATAAGGTTTTCCATTTTTCTTGAAAGGACTATTTATAATCCTTCCAGTCTTTGTTTTGAAACAATCGGCACAACGATAATAAATATGCGTCTTATCAACTTTAAAAGCATGATACATTACGAAATCATCATCACGTAGCAACAAATCATTTTTAGGGGGTATATATTCGCACATCTCCATTTATTTAATAATGAGATATAATTTTTAAATTAGTTATTATTTTTATTAAAAGTGGATGTTGCAGATTTATGCAATTATTAATATATATTATAACTGCATAAATCTGCAACATTCTCTCCCTTTTATACATTTAGTAATGTGGTAAATTGTAAAAGAATGTAAGAGTAAAACTTGTGATGATATAAACTATAACTAAAACAAGTCCAATCATTTATTTACCCACATATTTTTTAACAAAAGTATGAGCTTCCATAAATTTAGCTCCAAACTTCTTTTGCAATTCTTTCATTGCTTGAATATGTTTCTTTGTATGATGTTTTGAGTGTTCTTTATACTTCTCAGCATCACTCATTTTTTTACTTACTGGTTTAGAGGGTTTAGTTCCCTTGTCGTTTCCTGGATTAGTATGATACGGCATTTTACTTTATATATAAAGTTAATAAAATAAAATAAAAGTATTTAATATACTTAAATTAAAATGATTGAGGTAGAATTTATGAAAAGCAACGTAAAAACTAAAAAACTTACAGCTGTATTCTATAAGGACGATAAGAAGATTAAAACATCACACTTTGGTTCAGCAGGGATGGACGATTATCCAATTACAAAAGATAAAGAACAAAGAAAGAGATACCTTATTAGACATAAGAAAGACCTTAAAACAGGAGACTTTAAAAGGGCAGGCTTCTTAAGTTATTATATTCTTTGGGGGGATTCTACAAGTATAAAAGCAAACATGAGAAGTTATGCTAAAAGATTTAAATTAAAAATTAGAAAAATAAATTTATAGAAAATAATATTATCTATTTATAAATGGAAGATGATTTAACAATTTTACCGATACGAGAAGACGGCACAGAGCATAAACTAAAGAGGCCTATACATCCAAATTTACCTGACATAAGCACAGGCGCTCTTGTTCTTGATATATCACCAGTAAAAACAGGTAAAAGCACGAGGTTAGTTAATTTACTTGAAAATCCAAATTACCTAAAAGACCAATTTGATATTGTATATATTTTATCAAATACTATTAGGAATGATAGGACAAGTCGTCATATATACGAAAAGTATAAAGAAACAGCATTTGATGATTTAAGAAACGTTGATGATATTATTACAAATATAATTAATTATCAAGAATCTTTCCCAAAAAAAGAACGTCCTTTTATTGCAGTGGTAGTAGATGACTTTGTAGGTAGTGTAAAGAAGAATTCTAAATTAAACTTTTTAGCAACAAGATTTAGGCATTATAATATAGGTTTGCTTATGTTTATATCGCAGGTATTCAGGGCTGTAGAATTACCGATTAGACAAAATGCTACACATGTAATTATAGGTTCTCCTAATCCAAATGAAAAAGAATTAAATAAAATGGCAGAGGAATACGGAGATATATTAGGAGGTAGTAAAAACTTTATGAAAATATACAAACAAGCTACACCTAATAGATATGATTTTATGTATATTAATATACAATCTAATCCTACAAAAGTATATTCTACTTTTAAGAATCTAATATACGAACATCGCGATACATATGCAGGTATGAATAATGATGATACAAATGATTCATTTGCTATAGAAGATACAGATTTCTAATTTTTTTTTTTTAGAAAAATTATTTTCTATTTAATAAATATGGATACGAATTTGCCTGATTTAGAAATTCAAGCCGACCTTGACGTTTTAGCGGAGGATGATACAGCGGAGCAAGAAAAGCCAGTCTCCGATGAGATTAAGATGGAAGTAGTAGAAGTAGAAGAACAAGAAGACCCTATTTTCAAGAAACCTAAAAAAGTTAAAAAACCACCATCTGAAAAACAATTAGCCCATCTTTCACGTATAAGGCAACTCGCAGCTGAAAAGAAAGCACTAAAAGCAAAAGCAAAAGCGGACGCTATGGCAAAAGTCAATGAAGAACACAAAGCAAAAAGTTATAAACCAAGAAAGAAGAGTAAGGCAAGCTCAAGCGAAGCTGAAAATAAAAGGATTATAGGAGAAGTTAGGACAGAACAAGAACAGGCTTATAATGAAAAGACTATTGCCAAAGAATATATTGAGCCAAGTAAAATAACTCCTAATGAAAGTAATACACCTGATGATTTTAATAAATCTCATAAAGAGAAGGTAAAAAAAGATAAAGTAAGTAAAGAGGAGGAAGATACAAATAGTTTCATGCAGTTTATGAGTAATATGGAAACGTATAAGAAGATGAAAAATGAGTATAAACCAAAAGCACCACCGCGACCAAAACAAGTCGGTCTCTTAACTGAGACCAAACAAATTAGGCAAGAACCACCTTCTATATTACGACCACCTGCACCTATCAATCCATATGCAGATTATTTTGGATAATTAGCTACGCTTAATTATTTTAGTTTAATAATAATATTTATTATTATTAAATGAGTGATACAATATTAATTGAAAGTAATAGGGAAATTGCTTATGCCAAACAGACTGAAACCCAAGACGCTCCAAGTAATACATGGACTACCACTTTACAAAATGGTATAGAGTTAGATGTTGGAGATGAGGTAAGTATTGATTCAATCCAAATCAATGTCAGGGGCGTTCCTGATGAAAGTATAGAATTTTTAGGAGATAATACAAATGCGAATACACAGGGATTAAAAGACAATAAAGGAACACTTCGTATTGGTTATTATATGACAAATAGATTACAATTTAATATGCCTCTACCTTTGGGACATATGGTCGCTAAATCATATAATATAAGTGTCAGTAATGAAACTGCCGCTAATAATCCTGGTATGACTATTGATAGATTATCGCGTTCCATTGATTATGGCTTACCTTGTTTGACTACATTTACCCTTTTCAAACAAGCTTATCCATATAGTCAAATTGAAGGCTTTACTGCTTCTGACGACCCTTCTACAGCACCAGCCTTACCTAATTTGTTATCATTTAGTAATCCTCCTTCGCCTATTGATAATCAAGGCGAGATTAGATTATATTTGATGAATGAAGATTTTAGAGGAATGCATGGCAGGTTGCCAAATGCTTTCGGACCGCCTGAAGACGACCCACCACTTGTTCCTCCTAATATCAGAACTCAAGATATTAGCATAACAATACCTGAAGGATTTAACACACCAGCAAATGTGGCTACAAATATTACAGAACAATTACATAACCGAGTTGGAAAAGCGGAAGGCTGGACTTCTTCATTTGTTAATGGGCAATTTTTTAAAGTAAGTGGGACACCGAATACAGCAGACAGCGTAATTTCTTTTACTCAAAATCCAGTTATTACCGATAGTTGTTTTCGGTCTGTGCCTACTTCTACAGGTGATTTATACTACAAACCCCCTGGGTTTGCGAGATTTGGTGATAATACAGCAGAGGGAACAGGTTATGATGAAAGACATGGATTAGACTTATTTTATAAAAATTTATTGATTGGTAATCCATTTGAATATATAGCTATGTGTAATTATTTACTTTGTCGTAAAAATTTACTCGTTGATACTTCTATACAAAATGCTATAACTAATAATTTAGAATGTTTATTTACTGGAAGGAGTGAGAATGCGATAGCTCTAAGTGATGATATACCTATTAGTAATCTTGGAGCTTTTCCGTGTATTATGGATAGATTAGATGTAGCATCAACTCCAACAACATTACAAAATCCAATAGGAATCCAGGCAGCATCCAATCCAGCACATGTAGTAAAT